GAGTTATGATGAGCAACTTCAACTTTGTGTTCGTATTTCGAGAAACTTTCATCGAGTCTCTTTTGGGATTCTTCAACAGCTTTTTTGAGGTCAGCCGAGGCTTTGTCTAAATTTCCGAGGAGGATTTCTAATTTTGTTTTTCTTTTCATACTCTTAATTTATCACATTTTAGAAATTTTGCAAGATATTTCTTCATTTAAATCTCGTTTACCATCAACGAGTTACAACGCAAGGGAGCCCGCCTCCGTAAGTCGTTGATATTCAACTACTTACAACTTGTAAAACTTGTGATTGCGTATTGTAGCCACTAGCCTTGCGTCCCTAGCCCACTTAGGAGCAACGCTGATGGCGTGGTAATGGTTTGCACCCTTTACAATGTCTGGCATCTGTTTATGGATGACTAGATCAGCAAGGTATAGAGCGTTCTTACCTTGTGCTGTTGCTAGTAGTTTCTTCTTTGTTGCCTCACTTACTCCACCATTCCAGAAGCTGAATTGTTTAGGTGATAAGCATACCTGCATAGGTGTTTGCTTACGCTGTATGGTGCGTGTTTGTATGACGCTAGCAACACCAGCCATACCCTCAAAGGTTTCACCCCTAGCTTCGCCAAGGATTGTTAATGCTACGATGAATAGTTCTGCTGTCATAGTATTAGTCCCTTCCGTTGCTGACTGCACCGCAGTAGTCAGAGGGTTTCTCTGCACTGATAGTTCCAAGGCTATACCCTTCAGAGCTACTCGCACCCCATAGGAAGCAAGTCTGACCCATATCATCCACGATGCTCTGTGCCTTAGCCTTGGCAAGGTCAAGTAGTCCACCCTTGCGACCCTTAGCGTTGATCTTATTGACCAAGCTATACAACGCAACCTTAGTAAGAGCTTTCTTCACATCATCGGGATGAGCGTAGAAGTAAAACGCTTTGCCGTTGCCCATATCGTGCAACTTGCCGTTAGTTCCTTCCCAATTATAGATACTATTGAAGAAGTGATTGATTTGTTTAATGCTTCCTTCGAGAAGGTAAGCATTGTTTTCGCCGAAGGTTTGGTAACTGATTTTGAGGTTTTGCTTCATGGTCTTAGTATGCCTTTCTGGTTATGTTTCGTCAACAATTATTTTTGCATCGCCTTTTGGTGGATAGCTTCCACCTTGTTAGCGTGAGCGTCAAGAGTAGCGATGGCCTTGGTAGAGGCATCCTTAAGGTCTTGGCTTGCCTTGTTGAGGTTGGCGATTAGCTGTTCGTATTTACTTAGTTTTTTCTTCATAGAGTTAATCTATCACAGAATAGAATTATCACAAGATATTTCTTCAGTTAAATTTCATTGATAGTCAACGACTTAGGTAAGGCCACCTATATTATACCCCCCTATTTTTGAAAAACAGGATTTTACGAAAAATTAAAATGGGTCGAGGGGGTATTAATATCATTCTCCCCATAATAATAAAAGTATTACTAATATATGTGTAATAATATATAAATCTATATGTTATTTTACTTATTCTTTATATCATCAGTTTTGATACTATTAATTGGATCTATATCTATATTAATACAAAATAAAAAAACAGAAAATTCAATAAAAAACACACCTGAAAGTGAGTACTTGTTTGCAAAAGAGATTTTCACCAGAGATCCAGAAGCATTCAAAGACAAAGATAAAGATGGAATAGATGATATAATTGACCCTAAAGTATAATAGGGGTACCCTTTTTTAAAATCTATATAAAATTCATTGTAGTACAATACAATTGAAGATAAAAAAATCCAAAGGGCTATTTTATATATAACTCTTTTTTTATATATCTTTTGTTATTTAAGTGTAAACTAACCTAAATACTCTAATGAAACTAAACATAAAAACACTATCTCTTGTTATATTACTAGGAACAGTATTCTATTTCTTATCTAATAAAAAAAATAACTCACCTATATTAGTTAAAACAACTATTGCTAATGATAAAACATCAAAATTAGTCGCGCCCAAGGTTAATAGTGTCTCTAGCGCCAAAAACCATTTAATAATAAAAGATAATTGGAGGAGTAGATAAACTTATGGGCGTTCAAAGATTTGAAATGCAAAGCTGTTACTGTGAACCTACACCTGGTTTTCCTGGTGGTTACGCAGGACTTTGTCCTCCTGGATCAGAGCAGGAATCTTACGATGAAGGAGTAGCAGCTTTTTGTGCCAAATGTGAAGAAGATCCATGCGCTGAATGCCTAGCAGAGCCTCCAGCTTACGCAAAAAGTTTTACTTATCCTGGACCAAGCTCATGGGAGCCAACTCCAGGAGTAGTAGCTGGAGGAATTGGATCTTCACTTTGTGTGACTCATGGTATTATGGAGACTTATGAATGTTATGCGATTGAGCCACCTCCTGAAGGATGTGCTCCACCTCCACCACCTCCACCTCCACCAGGAACCCCACCTCCAGTTCCAACAGATTGCTTAAATGGCGGAGGCACAGATGGCGAAGACGTCCCGCCCTGGGAAGGTGGAGGACAACAAGATTAAAATATAATTGGAGGAGTAGATAAACTTATGGCTGTTCAAAAATTTGATGAACAATCTTGTTATTGTGAACCTTCACCATCTTCTAATGGGAACGGTTATACTGGTCCTTGTCCAGGTGGAACAGGAGGATCTTTTGATCAAGGAGTAGCAGCTTTTTGTTTCCAATGTGAACAAGATCCATGCGCTGAATGCGAAAAAGATCCTAAGCCTTATTCAAAAACTTATACTCTTCCTGGCCCAAGCCAATATGGTGGTGGAGACACCGTTTCTGGAGGAATTGGTACTTCATTATGCTACAGCAAAGGGATTCTGACTACATATGAATGTTATGCCATTTATCCAACTCCACCAGAATGTTTACCTCCACCTCCACCTCCACCACCTCCACCGACTCCTCCACCAGTTCCAACAGATTGCTTAAATGGCGGAGGCACAGATGGCGAAGACGTCCCGCCCTGGGAAGGTGGAGGACAACAAGATTAAAATATATGGGAGCAGAATGTAGAAAATATCAAACGTTTGCTCAAACACCAGTATACGATGAAGAGCGCAAATGTATAAATAGTTTAAATTGTGAAAGTAATTGTGATTGTTGGGATCCAATAGTAGATGATATGTTTAACTATGGTCTTCCAATCAATCAAGGTGGTACTCTTGTTCAATATATTTATACTAAACCTATAAATGCTTGTAATTATTATACAAATGGAAGCAGATATCCTTATGAGATAAAAGTATTTGGTATTCCTATACTTACAAGAAATGATTCTCTTAATTTTGGAAATTGTGAAAGTGATAAAAAGAGAATAGGCGCAAACCTTGTTACAGCAATACAAAGAAAAGAAGAAGAATTAGCCAGAAAAGAAAATTTATTGCTTCCAAAGGGATGCATGGAAGATCTAGAGAAAGAAGCAAATGATAAGAATTTGGCTGACGAAGAGCAGATCGCTTTAGGATGCAAAGCTCCATGGGTTATTGTAGAAGATGGTCCTTATGATGAGGAAAATCCAGCTACATCAAACGGTACACCTCCATGTGGTGGATTTAATTGTAAAACTAATATTAAAATACCATATACTAGTTTCACCGTGCAACCAGATCCAGAATGGGAACCACCAGTTCCCAAACCTGAAGGATGTGCGCCACCTCCACCTCCACCTCCACCAGGAACCCCACCTCCAATTCCAACAGATTGTATAAATGGCGGAGAGACAGATGGAACTCCAGATACAGGCGGTGGATTTCCAGGCGGTGGTGGACAACAAGATTAATATACTAAAAACTTGACAATATTATAAATCTATACTAATATAAATTTGTGATAGCTATATTAGTTTACTTAGTATTAACTTATTATTCATTTAAATTAGCTTTATATATGTTTGATTTTAATAAAGATGATGATAATACTATAAAAAATATACAAATCACTAGCGCCAAGGTTGATATTCTTCCAGTCGGCAAAAGAAAATTTAATGATACTAAACTAAGCAAGTGCTGGAAAATAATAAAGATAACAAGAGACGAAAAAATGAAAAACTTATTAGTATTTAATAAGTTCAAAAATCACTTATCTGTTAGTACTAAATTAGATTAAAGAGTAACCTTTTTTAAATTTTAAATTTAACTCTAAAGTATTAACAGCTTGACCTCTATCAAATCTTTTAATAAAATTAGCGCCAGATTTAGGCATTTTAGCAATAAACATTTTCTTATCTATAGTTAAAACAACTTGAGTTGGAAGTACCGATACACTAGTTATTTTCTTTTTCATTTTGCTTTTGATTGCTCTAGCTATAGCGCAATTTTGAGGATTAGCCTTCTCTCCCTCAAGGATGTTTGTGTTAGTTATCTTAATAATATGATTCATTTTATCTCCTGTATTTTATAATCATAATTATCACTGTCTTCCGTAACCCATTTGGGGCTATTTTCAGCAGTATAAATATGAGAGTTTATTTTTCTTTGCAACAATAATTCATTTGGTTTTGTTGCGAAGCTTGGATCGAATACTTTGATTCTATTGTTAGGTTGTATTGCGAAATTGCCATTATCGAGTTTTATAACATGACCAGCTTTATGTTGATCTGGTTTTTGACTAAATCCAAAATTCAATTCATTATAGTCGCTATGCGCCCAATCAAGAGTAAAAAGATATTTGCCCATATATTCTTGACCACTTCTACCAGTATATTTAATTACTTTATTTTCTAATAAATAAAAAGTTGTTACAGAAATATGATAACTAAAACTATCCCAAAGTTCTAATTCAGGTAGTTCCATATCTGGTGCATCTTGTTTTGAACAAAACGCACTAATAGGAGCGTGCCACCAAATTCCACCATCTTCCATAAGAAAATTAAAAAGTGGAACTTGACTAGGCAAACTCGTAACACCAAAAATTAAACAGTTATATTTTTTATCAAAGCTATCTTCTTGATTCCTCAGATAGTTGCCACGCACGTAACATTCAATTGGAGGTATGTTTGCGTTTAGATATGCCACAGTTTATTTATTTACACTAAATATAAAATGTAGTGTAAATCTAGATGTAAGTCGCATGTCTAAAAAATACAAGCAAAAAGAAGATAAGTCAGTCCCTGTTCCTCAAAGAGATAAAATTGAAGGCTTCTTGAATATTCGCGAATTACAATGGACAGATAATCAAAAGAAATTCATTCAATTACTTCAAGATAAGAATACTAAAATGGTATTCTGTAAAGGTCCAGCAGGAACAGCTAAGAGTTTACTTAGTGTGTACGCAGCATTAAACGCGATAAATCAGAAAAAAATTGGCGAGATATTCTATATTCGTAATCCAGTAGAAAGCTCATCTCATAACCTTGGATTTTTAAAAGGAGATCTTCATAGCAAACTTGATCCATACTTACAACCACTTATGGATAAACTCCATGAACTATTACCAAAAGGACAAGTAGAGATGCTACTCAAGCAAGAAAGAGTTAAAGGATTACCAGTGGGCTTTTTAAGAGGTTTAAGTATCAATGCAAGTTATATAATCTGTGACGAAGCTCAAAATTTAAGTGTTCATGATTTGCTACTTATTACTACTAGAATGGGTAGATTTAGTAAATTAATATTAATTGGAGATATCAGACAATCAGATATTAAAAATAGTGGATTTGAAAAAATATACAACCTTTTTGACGATAAGAAAAGCTCAGATAAAGGAATATGTACTTTTAAATTTGGACGAGAAGATATTATGAGAAATGATATCTTAGCTTATATTATTGAAAAATTCGAAGAACTAAAATAATTAGTGTAACTAAAAATAGTTCTTTAACATTGGCCGTACTGGGTGAATTCGGTGGAAGTCCCAAGTGGATTATACCGAGCCAAGCTTGCTTCGCGGTAAAAACGAAGCATGAAGGTGTAGAGACTAACTCTTGAGTTACCGCAACAATAACAGAGACACGAGCGCCCAGTTTCACTAACGTTAGTTAGTGAACAAGATATAGTCCGATCTCGATAGCGATATCGAGTTTCTCGTTATAAATTTCGAGAAAATAAACATTCATGTGTGTTTATTGAAACATTAAACAGTACCGTTTAGAGAAGCACTAAAATAGAGTTTGTAATCGATAATCCGACGACGAACTTGCCGCTTTGAAAACAACACTGAAGTCTCAATAAATGAAGGCTAAAATTATGAAAAGATTTGGAGTAACAGGAAATATTTCACCCGATTTAATCAATGATTTCATTGCTTTAAAAGAGGAAACATTTGTTGAAAATGGAAATTTAAATTTAATAAAATCAGGTTTTAAAGCTAAAATAAATCAAGCCGATGACCTTGGATTCATATTAAAAGGTATTTCCAAAAAGAATGATGGTTATATAGATGAAATAGAATCTAAGAGAGAAGATAACTATTATGGCAAATGGTATAGAGAAGGATGGTTTTCACAAAAAAGTTTAGGTGAGGGCGATTTTTCTTTTTCATATACAAACGATATTTTTTATGAAAGAAATAATTTACCATATACAGATTCAAAATCTACAGGTTTATACATAGACGAATTTTGGTCAGGATATAATACAAGATTGGATTCATCAAAATACGTTATAGGTGGATTCATAAATTCAAATACATTTGCTTCTGCTTCGGACTCAGAAACAAGACCATTTCCATATAAAAATTTCAATGAGATTTTTGATCATAGCGGTGTTCAGATTGGAGATATGGGCGCGAATATTGCTTATACAAATATAAATTTAGAAGAATACAATATAACTGGACAAATAATAGGTTATGAAACAGGACAAAGAATTGGTTATAATAAAATATTCTTTCTTTCTGGATTAAATAAAGATAACATTAATAATTATGATTATCGTATTTTGCTTATTGCAGATAAAAATCAATTCAATAAAAGAAAAAACATAACATCTTCTGCTAAAATTTTTGGGCAAATAGACGAAACACCAAGTCAACCAAGATACAATGTATTCTTTTATACAGGAAATCTAAATGTAAAATATACTCCAATTTTAAATTATAATCCAAATACTTTAGGCTGGGGAAGTCTTTATGCAAAAAATATAACAGGATCTTTAGCAGATATAAATGCTGGATTTAACATTAACGTCTCTGGAAATTATCCTCAATTTTTTAATAGACATTTTTATATTTATAATACTGGAGCAATAAACCATACAGTTTATATTGGATATGATACAGGAATTTTTGAAATAGATGATGCATTTGGTTTGGAATTTCCTAAAAAAGATTGGACTGCTGAACAAAGTGGACTTTTTTCTGGTAAATTTATTAAATATTATAGTCTAGGAAAAGAAGCAGCAATAGAATTACCAACGAAAATATATACAGATGTAATTACTCCTATAGGAAATCAATTTTCAAGAACAAAAGATGATTATATTTATATATACAGAGATAAAGCAGCAAAGCAAGAATTCATAAATAAAATTATAATCCCTAGCGGAGAAACAACTTCAACTGGCATCTATCAAAGGTCTACTAATAATTTTACCACATTTTATGGACCAAATGGAAATTATATAATATATAGAAACGCAAGAAATAAATGGTATGTATTCGACAGCCAACTAGAAGGAGACACTTATGCTTCTAATAATTTATTAAATTGGTCTGGCGATTCAGAAACTTTAGAAATACAAAACTTACGTACAACTTCTCAACCATCTTATACAGGAAGCGGAATTGGAATCGAGCAAAATTCTATTCCAGTAAGTATACAAGTAAACTATAATAATTCTAATATATTTTCTGATGATTACTTCCATGATTATTCTATAAATAATAATTATTCAGCTTATACAAAATTAAATCAAGGCGTATCATTTAATTCAACTGGAATTAAAAATAAAAATAATAAATTCTTTGGTCTTACATTATATGCAACTGGCGGTAATTTAGAATCAGCGCCCATTAAAAACGATTTAACCAGAAAGATAAATAGACTTGGCGAATATTCTAGCACAGGAGTTTTTAAAAATATTAAGACTATTTATCCACTAAAAGCAGCAGAAATATATTATTATTTTAATACAGATGTAAATTGGATACGCAATACAAATGCAGAATTCCAAACATTTAGATGGATATCTGGATATAGTGGATTCTTTACTGGCAGTAATTTTAATCCAACTTTGGGAGCAGTACAACAAGATATTAGATTCTTCATAGATACAGATAATCTTCTTCCAAATAAAGAAAATATCAGTGGATCGAACTTTACAGTCACATATAGTACTGGAATTAGATTTAATAATTCAACTGGAATACTTAATTTGATGAGAGGTAAAAGGTACAGATTCTTACAAACTAATTCAACAAATACATATCCATTTACAATCAATGCAGATCAAATTAGAGTTTTCGAACCAGAATACAATAAAAAAGTTTTAAATAATTACAGGCTAATAGAATTTAATCCAAATTTAAATACTTTAGGTAAAGTCTATTGGACAGCTGGAACAGGAATTAGTGGATATTTTAATATTATAACCACAGGTGATAATCTTATAAATTATACATATCGCACAGGAATAAGTTTTACTGGAGAAAATATGAAAACTTATCAAATATACAATTATAATACTGAAATTTATAATAATGTTGTTATGGGTGAAATCCAATGTGGTAGAGCTAAACTTTGTCCATACGTAGTAAGTAGTGGATTAAATTATAACGAAATAAAATTTCAAGAACCTATACTATCGAATCAAGTTGCATCTAAATATGCATTAAGAAAACTTTATTTAGAAAAAAATAAATCCTATATTTTTCAAACATCTTGGGTAAATTCTGGCGTAAGAAATAAAGTAGAGCTAGTATTCTTTACTGGAAATTATAATATCAATAATTTGCCACTTAAATCTGAAGATGTATTTTTAGCAGCAAAAACAAAAAGATATAATTTTGCAAATATGCGTAGATTTTGGTCAAATAATCCAGGATTTTATATAGATATGCATGCATTTGATGTGCCAGAAAATTTAAATTTAGATAAAATCTATTTTACTATAACTGGTATAGATAATTGTTATAACCAAGAATTAAATATTATAGAAAATCAAAATCTTCAAGAGTCTACTGGTAAATATACAAATATTACTACTCCAATTTTTAGTGGCAACTTAAATATATTTACCTCTAATGCAAACAATAAATTTTTAATTCCATTCGTATTCTCAGGTATCTCTGGAATTGATAATATTAATTTTTAAAGGAGAAATTTTATGGGAACATCAGCAGTACTTGGAGCAATAGCAGTCGTCGGATTAGTTACATCAACAATTGTCGTCCCACTTCTACAAAACGCAATATGCGTTAATATACAAAATCAAAATAATCAACAGGATGCATTAAATGCAAATTTAGGCAGACCGTTAGGAAGTGGTTGCCAAGAGCTTCCAGATTATTGCAAGAAATGTAAATCAGCAAAATAATTACTTGAAATTTTAATTAATTTTTAATATAATTTATATTATGTTAAAAATATACTGCTCTGATTGTGGCAATCCAACGAATTATTCATCTATTAAACCTAAATTTTGCTCAAATTGTGGCAATTTATTTGATAAATCATTAATTCAAAAAAATACTACTACAAGACCGACTCAAGATAAACCCGTTTTACCAAGAAAAGTAGAAGCAAGAAGTGAAGATTTTGATGATGACGATTATGATGATCAAGAAGTTAATCATGTACCAGAAATTAATCAATTAGACTGCGAAATAGTAGAAACTAGAAAGATATCAGAAAAAATAGGCCAAATAGTTGGCACTTCCAAAGAAGGCGTATCAAAACCTGCAAAATCTACTGGCAAAAAGACCACTAAAGCTGAAAGAAAGAAATTCCTAGAAGAGTTCAGTAGAGAAGCAGGAGCTTTAAGGCCAAGATCAAGAGGATCAAAAAATGGCTAATAAAAAGCCAACATTTGAAAGTTCAATTGACATTATTAATTCTGAAATATATAAAAGAAAAAATAAGTGGAATTTAACCGCAATTAATTGGATGGACTTTAGTGATGTATCGCAAATATTGCGAATACATATACATAAAAAATGGTATTTATATAATTATAAAAAGCCTCTAGCGCCTTGGGTAAATAGAATTATAAGTAATCAGATTAAAAATCTTATTCGTAATAATTATAGTAATTTTACCAGACCATGTTTAAAATGTGCAGCAGCAGAAAACGAAGATGGCTGTGCAATATATGGCAAACAATGCGAAACATGTCCTCTATATTCAAATTGGCAAAAAAGCAAAAAGAATGCACATGACACCAAGTTAACTTTAAGCATAGAAAATCATAGTCAAGAGATAAATGATATGCCAACAGATAATATTTGTATAGAAAAAACAGCGAAAAATATTCACAGCAAAATGCAAAAGGTATTAAAACCAATTGAATGGAAAATTTATAGCCATTTGTATATAGATGGTAAAGACGAAGAATCAACCGCTAAACTAATGGGATATAGAACTAGCGAAAAGAACAGAAGAGCAGGATACAAGCAAATTAAAAATATTAAAAAGATTATCATATTTAAAGTTAAGAAATATTTATATAGCGGAGAGATAGATATTTATTAATATGAGCGAAAATCTACCAGAGCTAACACAAGAGCAACAATTAAAGCTATTAAATGAATGGAATAATCGTCCAGATAATCCACCATCATTAGTTGAGCTAGTTAAGTTGGCTTTTGATAGAGATGATCTTGATGGCAGAAGCAAAGAAGGCAAAGCTGTTAAAGAATTTCTAGCGTCTAGATCTATTAAGCCAAAAAAGAGTCATGAATATCAAGCTAAAGGTTTAATAGAATTAAGCAACGATCAAAAAGAGTATATTAGCAATAATTGCCACACAATGACTGGCTTAGAGATGGCTAAAATTTTATTTAAAAACGAAACACTTACAAACTTATCTCAAGAAACAAGAAGCGTTCTTGAATACATGAAAGTTATTCCAAGTAATATAAAATTTAATAATAATGAAAATGAAGAAGTCGTAAATGGAGTTTATAAACCACCTCGTAGCGAAGAAAGAACAATAGCTAAAGTCAATAAATATGTTCTTGATGGTATTGATAAAACAAAAATAACTCATGCTCAAAAAAGAGAAACCAATGCTCTTATTGGTTACATGAATACTCATCGTTTTATTCATCAAATCAATCTTTACGATAATGAATCAGATCGTGAACTATTTGAAAGTAGTTTTATAAGATATACATATAATAAAGCAGACCTAACCCAAGAAGAAGTTGATCAATATATTGTACTCTGCACAGAAGTATTAATATCTTCTAATATTCAACAAACAATTACTGTACTACAAGATCAAATTGATATAGCTATTCAAGAAGATGGCAAAATTCCAATGGCTTTAGTAGAAGCAAGTAATACTGCTCGCAAAGAATATAATGATTGCGTTAATCGTCAGCAAAGATTAAATAATGATCTTAAAGTTAAGCGTAGCGAAAGACTTAGCAAGCAAGTTAAAGAAACAGCTTCAGTTATTAATCTAGTACAGATGTGGAAAGAAGAAGAGAGTAGAGCGAAATTATTAAAAATGGCAGAAATGAGAAAGCAAGTTGTAGAAAAAGAAATCGATAGGCTATCTACAATGGATGAAGTTAAATGTAAAATCTTAGGAATTTCTAAAGACGAAATATTGAACGGGTAATTTTATGTCAGTTATATGTAAAGTCGATGGTAAAGAATTTAAAGATGATAAAGCTCTTCACATGGCTTTAAAAGGATATGGCCTAAATAAAGTTAAATACTATCAAAAGTATTTTGAGCGTAGAGATTTATTAACAGATGAATTAATTAATTTTAAAACTAAAGACCAATATTTAAATAGTGATTTTAATGATAAGAATAATATGAAGAAGTGGTTAAAAGCTCAAGATGCAGATAAAGCTCAAGAATATTGTAAAGAATTATTAATCAAAAGAAAAGAAGCTAAAAATCTTACCTATTCACCAACTCAAGTTGAGCTTAGAACGATTATGGCGCCATCTATTATATTTTACAATAGCATATTTAAAGACTACTATGATATTTGCTCATCTGTTGGTTTAGAGAATAAATTTATTCACCCTAATCTTGTAGGAGATCATTTCAAAAATAAATTAACAAATAAAGACACAATCTATGTTGATACTCGCGAGCAAAGTTGGCTTAAATTTAATACTCCTTTTGAAATTAAGACTCTTGGATTTGGAGATTATGCTTGCGCAAATGATAATTGTGGTTGCTATATAGAAAGAAAAAGCCTAAGCGACTTTATAAGCACCTTAAGCGTCAAGAACTTTGATAGATTTAAAAATGAAATTGATAAAGCTAAAAAGAATAACTCTTATATTATTGTTATGGTTGAAGAAAAATTAGCAAATGCTTTAAGCTTTCAATATCTTCCTCATATTAGTAAAAAAATAAAAGCAACACCAGAGTATATATTTCATAATGTACGAGAACTTCTACAAAGTTATGATAATTTACAGTTTCTATTTGTTGATGGGCGAGGAGAGATGACTAGAATAATTGAATCTATTTTTGCAAGCAATTGTTTCTATAAAAAGATAGATCTTCAATTAGCTTATGATATGAAAATTTTATGATACATTGTCCAGATAAATATTTAAGAGAAGTTAAAGATGTGAACGCAGAGCTTTCACAATTAAAAGGTTTTCTTAATGATAAAGAGGCAAAAATTAGTCTCGCTAAATTCTTAAGAGCTAATATTGGATTCTCTACTGAACTTATTAGTGGAGTTAAGCTTGCGCCTTATCAAGAGATACATCTTAAAGCTATGATGAATAGAAACTTTAATATGTGTGTGTTTGGTCGTGGTTGTGGCAAGTCTTTTATGGGCGCAGTATTTTGTTTTCTTCAATGCGTATTTGAACCAAATACAAAGATTCTTATAGCTGGGCCAACATTTAGAACAGCAAGATTTATTTTTAATAATCTAGAAAAGATTGTTGAAAGTCCAGGCGCAGAATTATTATCCCAATGTTTCGGCGTTAAAGCAAAAAGAAATGACCAATTTGAATGGCAAATAAACGGAGGAAGTATTGTAGCTATTCCTCTTAACGGAGAAAAGATTCGAGGTTTCCGTGCGAATATTCTTGTTCTTGACGAGTTCCTTTTGCTTCCAGAAGAAATTATTAAAAACGTTTTGATGCCATTCTTGGTAGCGCCACAGAATATGAAAGAGCGAATGGAGATTCGTGAATTTGAAGATAAATTAATATCAGAAGGTCTAATGCAAGAAAAAGATAGAATGGTATTCGAGAATACTAGTAAGATGATTGCGCTATCATCAGCAAGTTATACATTTGAAAATCTTTACAAGACTTATAATGAGTGGTGCGAAAAAATTAACAGCAAAGAAAGAGGCGAAGCAACTTACTTTGTAAGTCAATTAAGTTACGAAGCATTACCAGAAGAAATGATAGATAAGACCATCATTGAAGAAGCTCAAGCTGGAGGATCAAGTCATAGTGGATTCTTAAGAGAATATTGCGCTCAATTCACAGATGGAAGCGATAGTTATTTTAATGCAAAGAAGATGGATGAATGTACATTAAAAGCTGGAGAAAGACCTCATACAATGATGAAAGGTGATCCAAATAAAAAATATATTCTAGGAATCGATCCAAACATGAGTGATAGTCCTAATGCGGATTATTTTGCTATGGCAGTTATGGAGTTAGATGAAGAAAAAAGACAAGGTATACTCGTTCATACTTACGCTGGATTAGGCACATTAAAAAATCATGTTAATTATCTTTATTATATTTTAACTAATTTTAATATTGTATTTATGATCCTTGATAATGCTGGATCTGATACATTCTTAGCAGCTTGCAACGAATCCGAACTATTTAAAAAAGATAAAATTAATATAAAGATATTAGATATGAACACAGAATTAGAAGGTCAAGATTATGAAATAATGATAAGAAACGCAAGAAACCAATATAACCTTGATGATAAAAAAATCGCATTTAACCAAGTCTTTACCAGCAATTTTATTCGTAAGGCTAATGAATATCTGCAAGCTTGTATAGATTATAAAAAAGTATGGTTTGCTAGTAGAACAGCTTCAGAAGAAACATTCTTTAATGAAACAATTAATTTAAATATACCAATTCAATTAATGAAAGTAGAAGATAAGAAAGATTGGGCAATATTAGATTTTATTGAAAATCAAGATGACTTTATCTATCAGACGAAAAAACAATGCGTATTGATTGAGCATTCTGCAACCAGTAGAGGAACACAAAGTTTTGATTTACCACAGCATTTAAAAAGAAGTGTTTCAGCAAATAAAGCAAGAAAAGATAATTATTCTGCTTTTATGTTGGCAAATTGGGCAATAAAGTGCTATAATGATATGATGACAGTTCAAACTAACCAAGAAAGCGTCACTTTTTCGCCTATAATGTTAAGATAAAGTGTAATATTTGAAGTAAAATGGCTAAAAAATCTCAAAATAAATCAAAAGTTAAGAAAACAGAAGAAATTCAACCCCTCATGGTTTCAAGTGCCTCTACTTATGAAGCGAAGGCTTCTGATGCAGTAGGAGTTAGAAGGAACGCAGCTTCTACAATTAATAGAACGGATAGATATAAGAACATTGATGATGGATTAATTCCTTTTAGATATTCATCTGGTATTAAGGGCAATTCTAATATGAATATTAGAGATGCTGTAATTCTATGCCAAAAGGCTTATTATAATTTTGCTATTTTCAGAAATACAATTGATTTAATGACTGAATTTTCTTGTAGTAATATTTACTTTAAAGAAGGTAGTCAAAAGAGCAGAGATTTCTTTAATGCTTTATTTAGAAAAATAAATATTTTTGAATTGCAAGATAAATTTTTCAGAGAATATTATCGTTCTGGTAATGTTTTCATATATAGATTTGATACAAAAGTAAAAGATGAAGATATTAATAAAATAACTCAAACTTTTGGCTTAGTATCTAAAGCCGCTAATATTAATTTACCATCTAAATACATTATATTAAATCCAGCAGATATTCAAATTGGTGGAACTATTAATTTTTCATCAGGTAGATATTATAAAATATTAAGTGATTATGAATTAGAAAGATTAAAAAGTCCTAAAACTGAAGAAGATATGGAAGTACTAAAAAGTCTTCCGCCAGAAACACAAAAACTTATTTCTCAAAAAACCATTGGCGTATTAACATTACAATTAGAAAGAGAAAGACTCTCAGCAGTTTTTTATAAAAAGCAAGACTACGAGCCATTTGCAGTTCCTATGGGATATCCAGTTCTTGAAGATATAAACTGGAAAGCGGAGATGAAAAAGATGGATATGGCCGTGACAAGAACTATGCAACAATCCGTTCTTCTTGTTACAATGGGAGATACTCCTGACAAGGGCGGAATCAATCAAAAGAATTTAGAAGCGATGCAAAAATTATTTGATAACCAAAGCATCGGTCGCGTTTTAATTGCAGATTATACAACAAAAGCTCAATTTGTTATTCCAGATATTGGTAATCTTATTGGACCTCAAAAATACGAAGTAGTAGATAGAGATATTCAAATTGGATTAAATAATATTCTTATTGGTAATGAGAAATTTGCAAATCAAAGTATTAAGGTCCAAGTATTTATTGAAAGATTAAAACAAGCAAGAGAAACATTTATTAATGAATTGCTTATACCAGAGATTCGCAGAATTAGTAAAGATTTAGGATTTAAAAATTATCCTACTCCACATTTTGAAGATATTGATTTGAAGGATGATATTCAATATTCTAGAGTTTATACTAGATTAGTAGAATTAGGAGTCTTAACTCCAGAGGAAGGACTAACTGCAATTGATAGTGGTAGATTACCATCACCAGAAGATTCTGTTCTTTCCCAAGAAAAATTCAGAGAACTAAAAGACCAAGGACTTTATCAACCAGTTATTGGTGGAGCTAAAATTGGCGAAGCAGGAAGACCATCTGGCTCTAGCGGTATTCCTCAAAGCACAAAAAATGTTAAACCAATTGGTCAAGGCAAACAATCAAAAGCTTCATTATTTAATATTGAAAAGATTAAAGATAATTTCGTTCTAGCTTCTAAAATACAAGAAAAAGTAGAAGCTTCTTTAAGAGAAAAACATCAACTTCGTAAACTCTCAAAACAACAAAAAGATGTAGCATTTGAAATAGTTAAAATTATAGCAGCAAATGAAGCTCCAGAGCTTTGGGAAAATTCTATCGCTGAATACGTTAAAAATCCTAAAGATAAAAATATACAAAATGTTCAAGAGATACAAAGTATCGCAGCAGAACATGGAGTAGATACATATATTGCAAGCATTTTATACTATAGCAAGGATCAAAAAGATGCCTGATAATTTAATTAGAGTCAAACAATTAAATCAAGGAGAATTATCTGGATTTCTAAATTCAGCCTCATTGACATTAAGTGCGGACAATATTTGTCAAACAAGTTATCTTCCAACTGGATGTTGGAGACAAGGTTATCCATTTGGAACAACCACAACCGTCGCAAATATTAATGTTATTAATCCAGTTGCAAATGTAGTAGGCCCAACTGCAAATCCAGGAATGATGTATATTCCAAGTAATGGGAATTATAATGTGTTCTATAGAGTTACTGCAATTACTAATACTGGAGAAATAAATTACGCTTTTGTAAAAAGACAAGAAACTACTCAAACTAAAAAAGTTGTATATTCTGGAGTAAATTATGTATCAAATTTCGGTTCTATAACTGGATTGACTAACGCAAATCTAAGTATGGGATGGTATGAGTTTTATTTAAGAAGTAGGCTTTTCTCTGGAACAGTAGCTTCAAATGTAATAAGTGTTAATTCAAATAATATGCATCCACCAATGTTTTATAATGAAGTAAACAATAATTTACAACCATTAAATAGTGGCACAGATTTCTACGCTTTATTAACTAACAACTATTATTTGCCAATGCCAATTCATTCAATTTCAAATTATAATGATTGGTCTTATATAGAAACTGGAGCTTTATATTATAGTGGAATAAGTTCTGGTTATTTTATATTAAGTGCTATACATAGATTATCTTGAAATATTATATATTAATTTATATAATATATACGTGTAATATCTTATGAAAACTATGCTATCTAAAATATTTGGCCCAAATTGGAGATCTAGCTCATCTGGAGTAGTCACAGTTGTAGCAGTTTGTACAGCAATAGCAATTCATTCTGATCCAACTTTAGTAGCTTTCCTTCCAGATAAAGCAGAAGTTTATATCACAGGAATTTCAAAATTAGTAGCAGTTGTTTCTGGTATAATTTTTGCATTAACAGTAAAAGATGCAGCAGTTACTGGCGGAACAGTAGCCCAAACAATTGAAGCAGAAAATAGAACACATGGAGAAAATATATGAATAAATTACAATTAATCGCAGTTGCTCTTTTGAGCGTATTTCTTGGAGCTTGTGCTACAACCAATACTGGAAAAGTTGATGTTGCAACAAGTGTTGAAAATACTCTTCCTTATGTTAAGCCAGCAGTTGTACTTGCTTGTACAGTTGTTCTTGATCAAGCAGTTTCTGGTAACGATAGAATTGAAAAAGCTAAGATGATTAATCATGTTGCAGCTATTGTAGAAGGATTAACAGCGGGAAATACTCCAACTCCAGCAGAACTTCAAAAAGCTCTTAACGATTACCTTCCAGCAGAAAAAACTCATTGGGCAAATTATGTTACTGTAATCAAAGATCTTTATGCTCAACAATTTGCTAGACTAGATGGAAATGGTGCTCTTGCAGTAAAGGTACTTAACGCTATTGCATCTGGATGTAAAGATGCTACAGCAAGTTACGTAGAGTAATCATGCCAACTGGAATACTCCAAGCTTTACTCTCAGCAGTATCTGGAATATTCGCAGCAATCAATAACGTATTCGGCGCTAAGAATACAAAAGAAATGAAAGAGCGCCAAGAAGCTCAAAAAGAAGTTGATCATCAAAGTGGAATCGAAAATGCAGTAAAGGAAAAAGACCTTGAACAAGCTCGCAAGCATATTAGTTCTTAATTTTTTTCTTGTTGGTTGCGCTACTGTGACACCAAATAAAATACAAGATGACAAATCATCTTATGACGCAACTACTCCAAAGCAATATGATAAAGATAATGGTGGATTAATTTCTTTTGTTGGCGATGATGCGCTTATTACTCGTCAGGCGCGCGAACGATATAATAATCTAATTAAAATGTATAGAATCAAATTTAAAAAAGAAAAAGCAATTGATCTAGTTGAAGATTCTGGAGTTAAATCTTATAAGGATAGTTTTGGTAACGAGTTATTTTTAATTAATAGTGAGCATCTTGTTTATTTTGGTGTTATGAATAGTTGGTTAAAAGAAAAAGTTCCCCAAGACAATATACTAGACAAGACCATAGATAAAATAAATAATTAAA